GCAATTGCTGCTGAATCTGATCCACCTAACTTTGAAAGAGGAACTTGGTGAGCAACAAGAATATCATCACGATTAGACTTGCGGTAGTCTCTAAATGATCCTTCTTGGATACCGTTTTCAATAGGCTCCATTTTAAATTCAACCTTGTTTGTGTCTGAGTCGGCTGGCAAAGGAATATATAATGTTCTGTGGTTTTGTCCTTTGAGTCCAGTCTGCAAGAATCTAAACATCTTGTCTTCTGCTTCTGGAGATAACTTTGCACCCTTAAGAGTTACTACATATCTTGGGACTGCTTTGTTGCTAAAGAAATCAATGTTGTATTGTGAAGCCAAAGCATCACCATAAAGAGCATTAATTGCAGAAAGAATATCTGGAACTCCATAGAATGTATTTAGAGGTGAGTATTCTTTAAAGTGAATAATCTCATTTGGTCTTGGGTCCGTTCCAAGTGGATTAGGATTCGTTGCTCCAAAGTTACGGAAGTATACAACCTTGTTTCCAATAACCTGTACGTAACCATCACGAAGTCTGCGAACACGCATAGTTGTTGATGGAATATGTCCAACATATCCAATGTCTCCTGTTACGGTTCTTCCAACTTCAAGGTAGGCATTACCAGTTGCCTGAAGATCAGTAAATACTTTTTCCATGCTTGATGTAAATGAATCATCATTATTTAAAGACTCTAGCCAATCACGAAGTTCAATCTTGGCTCTTTCAATTCTTTTTCTTGCAGCCTCTGCTGCTTTTGCTTCAGATCCCTCTAACTTAAGCATAGTTCTTGCTGCTATCTTGAAATCGTATCCAAGTCCTACAATGTTTTCTACCTTGGCGTCAATGGCTGCATGGTTTGCAAATGATGTGTCGTAGTAGTTTGCTAATTCGTACAAGTTCCATGGTGGTGTAATTACATCAAACAGGCCATAGCCATTACGATAAATTAATCCTGGGTTAATCTCTTTAGATGCTGTTCCATTAATACCAGTGTTTACTGCACGAGCAGAGTCAATGTATCCTTGAGATGCATCTACTTTTCCCATCTCTATGGATTCAGATTTAACTACCCTGGAGGTTCTGCGTTTAAAGTTGTTGTCTAGTCCAGATAAATCTTTTAGTTCATCCCAAGTTTTGTTGAATGGATCTTGTGCTTGAAAGACATTTATTTCTTCTGGAGTGTCATCCATTTTAATTCTAACATACTCTTGTCTATCTTCTGACATTAGTCATCACTTCCATATTTTGCAATAGTATCTTTGGCTGCCTGTACTGCACCAAGATCGTTCATAGAAGGAATAAGGCCTTCTGACAGTCTTTGTTTTTGTTCAGAATATTCTTCTTCTGAAATTCTTGTAAGTCCTGGGACGAAGACGCACTCGCCATCTCCTTCATCTCCAAAGTGTCTTGCTGCCTCTTTTAGTTTTGATATCTGAAGAATGTCTCCCCGCATTGATTCAATATTTAATACTGAGCCTGTGCCGTCTGTAAACCATTTTCCATTAGACTTTTTGTAAACATAAAGACCCCATTCGTAGTGCTTTTCAATAACTTTTACGCGGGAGTCTCCCACTTGCCCTTTCATTCTGGGCGCTTGCTTACGCTTTTTGGTTGGTTTTTCCATATTCATATACACAAGTATACCATATTAAACGGCGGTGTTAGTGCTTTGTGTCCAAGTGACTTGGCTATAAAGACTATACTTGTAGTCTTTTAATCTTAAAATCTTTTCACTATCAACAATTATTTTATTTGTTCCTGTGTAACTCTTATAGATTGTAGACGGGTTGACTCCTCCAGGGCTTGTTGATGATCTAATAAGTACCCCACGCCACAAGATACCTTCTGGTGCCCAGAAAGCCCACTCAATAGGACTGTTTGGGCCAGTCTTTACGTTAAACCATGGCCTAGTTATAATCCTTTGATTTTCTATAAGGTTTGTGGATTTATAATATGAAATTGTGTTAAAGGTTATTGGACCATTAATCCTAAGAGATCCGACCATATTTTTAAAATCAAGTAGGACTGGGAAATAGACACCAAGGAATCCCCACTCCTTTACTGTCAGAGTTGGCTCTTTTACTAACTTTCCGTTCCAGTAAAACGCTATACCGTCTTCTAGTTGTCCGCTTCGAGCATTTATAGCATAAATCTTTGCCCTCTTTCCATCTGGGCCATTTGCAACAATAAAAAACTTAATGTGTGCACTTTCTGATTCAATCTCAAAAATCTCTGTAGGAGCATACGGGAAAAAGTCTTGATCAAACCTTATTGCACTTTGCATTGCCATAATTTTATAATCTGAAGAGACATTCTCATTTATTGGAATTGAAAGGCCCCTACTAATTAAAGGATCGTATGTTCCTTTTAACTCTATCCCGCTAGTTCTTGTCAAATATAGATATGGGGAACTCCCCTTGTAAATTGTAAAAGGGTTTTTAGACTTATAATCAAAATAGTCTCCAGCCATTGTGTATGGATATAAAGAGTTTCCAAACCTAGTCCCAATTGGATTTGGGGATGACTCATTAAATGATTGAGACGCATACTCAAGGCTTTTAATTGAGACTTTATTTCTTAAGATTCCAGGAACTAAAAACTCAAGGTGAGTAACGATGGCCAAATCTTTTGTATCTGCTGTAGAGGGTGGATAGATAATCATATTATTTATAACCTCATATTTTGTATTCATCCAGTTATTCCCTGGATTAACGACTCCTTCTTTTGGTGGAAGTTCTTTATTAATAAAATACCCATCTACCGCATTTGCCCCTGACTCAATATACTGAAATGTAACATAAGACCTAACCAAAGAAAAAGATGTATTATATTTATAGTTTTTGGTTGATTTATTCTTTAAGTCAGAGTAGTCCATATAACCAGTAAAAAGTTGATTGTCTAGTGAATCATAAGTTCTTTGAATTGGGTTTGAGTAATCATTCTGAAGTTCTGCGTATGTCCAAGAGCCAGTTTGCTCTTCTTCTAAAAACTTTGATGGAGAAGGATAGTTGATGTTAAACTGAATAAAGTCTAAATCATAATAGTCATCGCCACGAGCATCTTTTACATATTGAGAAAAATAAGTAAGTGGGACATAATCTTCCCAAGAGCAACTAACATCTATGTCTAATGAGTATTCCTCAAAATAAACCTTTGGCCTTAGTGTATAACTTGCTGTGTGATCTTTAAATTTAAATGTTGAGTAAGACCCTGGGTTTCCTCCGTCAAGGTAGTAGTCCCAGAACTGTGAAGATCCGACTCTCTGAAGTTCGTTCTCTGAGTTATAGTACCACCCCTCTGTTCCAAAATAAGAGTTTCCTCCATCATGATTTACTGAATTTGTATAGTTGTTAAAAAGGTTTTCGTAGTCTTTTGAAGTTCCGATTTCGTTAAAAAGATCTTGTATCTTTGAGTGATTTGACTCGTTACAGAATCCAATGTTATAGATGTTACCACTAAAAGTATTTGAAAGATTGCTTTTTCCACCAACATATAGTTCTAGGCTGTTAAAGTTTGCTAAAAAAGATTCTACGTCTCCGCCAAAATTAGCAGAGAACAAGTCTAGATCCATAGCAACAGAAAAAGGTTCTCCAGGATAAACATTGTATGAAGAATGAATCACTGACTCTTGTCCATTATAGTTTAAAACATAGTTGATAGTTGTATTATTAAGAACAATAGATAAAGTATTTGTTGTAACACCTGACTTTATTAAAAATAATACTTCGTCACTTGTTGACAAACTTTTTACTTTAAATGTTCCATAAAAAGATCTTACCTTTTCACGCAACATATTTAAATTACTGAATAACAAGTATCCATGTTGCTGTGCCCATGTGGTAGATGGCCTAAAAGAAAAGAACAAATCATTTTCTTGTTGCACAAGATCGTTATCTGCATATATAGATACGGTGTCTGAATTAGATAAGTATATTTCTGGCAATTCATAGTCTGGTGTAGATAGAACATTGTTAGCAGCAGATAGATTGTTTAGTTTACCCTGTTGCCATTTGCCAATATTTGGATAAGAATAATTGTTTGTATAGTCTGCAAAGGGATAATCTATATATATAGAAGATCCGCTATACGCTTGATTAATACCTTCTGGAAATTCTACACCCTGACCATAAACAAACCTTCTTTTTGCTACGATAGAAGGAACTTCATATGTATATATTGCAACACAATCAATCTCTATTGGTGCAACATTTTCCCAGGCATAAAAACCTACCCAGTCTTGATTTTTACCATTATTTAATTTGTAGGGAAGGTCAAGGTCAGAAGTTGTATAGGAAAGAGATATTACGGACTCTCCATTTATTAACAAATTTGCAGAATCATTTTTTATTACTAAGTCTACTAGCATTGGTCTAGTCCATTCACCAATAAAATATGAACCAGATGTGTTACCAATTTTTAACTTTAGAAATGGACCATCAACATATATTCCATCGGATGAACCTATGGGGCCAACAATTCTTAGTGGTACTAGAGTAGCGTCTGAGTTTATTCTTATCCAAAACTCAAGAGTGTAACTATTGTATTGACCTTCTTTATTTAAAAATCCTAGTCCTGGAATTATCAATGAAGGATAAAATGGATCTGGGTTGGGAGATAAGACTGTTACATTAGAAGCACCATAAACCATGGGGATCCCGCTATTTTTTGCCAGTAAAAAGTTGTTGTTAATAATATAGTATCCAGGATTTTCCTGTAATCCGTAAGACTTTGCTTCAATCGAAAACGTTGTTGGGGATTCAATGGCGATTGATGAAGGAAGTAATGTTTTTGTTGATCCTAGAGAGGTTGCACAAAATTCTTCTGACCATTGTCCCAATGTAATTCCGTTTGTAAAAAATACATAATCTTCCTCTACCTCAGATCCTGCACGATAATTTATCTTTATAACTATACTCATTTCAGAGTCTTCTAGTGGAACTTGAAAAGTTTCTGAAAGAAATATCCATTCGTTTGATACTAATGTTTCAAAGTATTTTAACTTTGTTATTTTCTCTCCACTTGTGTCATCACGATACTCATAGCCGATATGGATTCCAGTAATGAAAGGACTTTTTGCATAAAAGTATCCACCAATAGCAAAGGTTCCTAATTCATAATCAAACTGTGTAAATTTTTTAATAGGAAGACTGATGCAGGTAATTTCACCGCTGTCTCCAGTAGGAATTTCTCCTGTTATCTTTGTAACATTACTGGTAGGAAATGGCTGGTCAAGAACATCTGTAACAGTTACAGCAGAAAGACCAAGTGAGTTTCCTGATATATCTTTCCAGGAAGAAACAGTTCTTTCTTCTTCTGAGACTAAGGAAAGATAGTCTACCTGATCGTCTAAAGCCCAAAGAGTTGCTGGATGTTCAGCAAAAATCTTTTCAGCATATAGGTTTGATGGGTTAGACATTATAAGTCTATTTTACCACATGACTACTTGATTTTAATCTCACAATAGTCTGTTGTGCAGTAGGCTTCGCCTTGAGCCTCAAGATTATCTACCCCGTCATAAATAGCAGAAAAGTCAATGTGCTTTATTTTGCCAATATAAGACTCATACTGCTCTTCCGTAATTCCTGTGTATGGTTGCTGTGGATAAACAGTGTTTCCCATTGGCAAGAATGATACAGCCTTTAATTGACCTTCATACATATGAAGAGCAGATGCAACATGCTTTGATTCTGTTTCTTTGTCAAATGAAAGTGTGACAGATACTCCGTTGTCTGACCAGTACTTTTGAGCAGTTGCTGCTAAAGCAATCTTTTCAAACAATGTTACATCTTTTTCAGAACGCTTTTGGCCTGATTTGATTGGAAAGTAAACCACTGATGTATTTGCTGAAACAACATCTTTTTCAACATTATAATTTGCTGCCTTAAACAAATGCAGCATTGGATCAGTATCTCCAAATCGGATTGCACGAAGATAAAATTCTCCACCTGGACCCCAGTGAACTCCAGGAGTTGCACCAGAAAGAATTGAAACTGATCCTGATGGCTTAACTGTTGTTACACGAATTGATTCACGAACACATAGCCATTCTGAATACTGGTGGTCATAGTGACGAATCTTGTTGTATCCCTCGTCCATCCATTCACGAACTGCAGGCAATCCTTTTTGATCTGCAAAAGATGCAATACCAGTGAGAGACGTACCAATACGACGATTACGTTGCATGATACCGTTTGTTTGTGGCCAGTGTGTTGGAAGAAGAGTGACAGTCTTACCATAAAGATATGCAAACTTTAATGTCTTGAGGAAGTCTTCCTTGGATTCATGACGATTTAAGTGCACTTCTACAAGTGTACAAAGTTCGTAAGATTCCAATGGCTGCTCCGCACAAGGATTAAAGCCCATAACACGATAGTCTTTTCCATCTGCTGGATCTAATAGACGACCATAGTTACGAGCAACATCAAGCCAAATAAATCCTGGCTCTCCATTGTTAACAATTAGATCAGTATACTTTTCGTATTCCATTCCAACTGTTGCAGAAATTGAGTTATTGGACATCCAAGCCCACCCTGGATTTTCTGAGTCAAAGGAGTTACGCTCTGGAAAAACCTCAGCATTTTTTAAATTAATGAAGTCTTCATCTCCTGCTGCTCCTAGAGCCAAGGTTGCAGAACGACGAACATTTCCTGAAACTACACAGGTTCCAATAAGATTAATAATATCTGTAATGGCACGGCTATCTAGGGTTTCTCCTGCTCTACCGCCAATGACCTTGTCTATCTGTGTATGTAGTTGAATAAGTGGTGCTGGACCGCTGGCGACCCCTCCAAAGCCTTTAATTGGTGCTCCTAGAGGACGGATGAGGTCATAGTTAAACTTCTGAATAGACTGATTTGGTCTTAGGTAGGAGTTTAACAAAAGACGAACTGAGTCTACCCAACCTTCACGGGTGTCTGGAATTTCAAACACCTCTTCTGGCTCTGTAGGGGAATAGATTTGAAAATTCTTTTCCTGTCCTACAGTGTCAAACCCTACACCAATTCCTAGCATCAAAGCATCCATAACCCAAGCAAACAATGCACCAGGATCGTTCTTGTCAAGGTCTTTTGTAGATACCATTGCACAGTTTTGTAGTGCTGCAGAGTTCTTCTTCTCCATAGTCATAGGAGTTCCAAATGTCCACATACCGCGACCTGGTGGAGTCCACTTTAATTCAAACATTCTTTGAAATGCTTCTTGTGCAGACTTCTGAGCCTTATAGTCATTCCAGGGTAAACGATTTTCTTTAGCATGATTCTTTTGTACTGAATACATCCCCTCGATTACACGACGACAAACTTCGTGCCATCTTTCCTTAGTTCCATTTTCCTTCATGCGAGAATATGTACGAATAAAAGTAATTTCTCCAAGTGAATTTTCTGCTGCATCCTTAAACCCAAATGGGCTTTCTTGGCTCTTGTACTTTTCTACGAAGTCCTCTGGAAGTTTAAAACTAAAAAAATCTGACATTTGTATCGTCCTTTCAAAAACGGATTAAGTGTTAAGTATAGCAGAGTTTTATAAAAAGCAAAACTCTACACCTAAAGTCAATGTAGAGTTTTTAACTTTTAGAATTACTTAAATGTTTTCTTTACCCAATGCTTGAGTTTGTATCCATTTTGGAATGTTGACCTTACGTCAACTCTTTGTTGCTGAATCAATGCTGGAGAATAATCTTTATCTATTTCCATTTCCCAGTCTTCTCTTTTAAATGGAAAGATCTGTGCAAGAGGGGTTCCTTGCTTTAAGATACCCTTAAAACCTTTTTTAACAAAAAAGGATAGATGACCATCAGATGTAAAAGAATCTGTGTCTATAATGGCTTCAACGGCTTTTAACGGGTATCCATCTGAATGCAGTGGAGACAAAAATAGAGTGCTATATCCAGGCTCAGTCTGAGCAAGCCATGTTGGGTGTATTCTTAGGATATTTGGCATGTATAAATCTTCGTCTATTGGTAGATGTGAGACCTGCTCTTTTGAATGCTGACTTAAAATCATTGCTCGCATTTTTTCTAGTTCTTTTGGAATTTGAACATCTAATGTTGGCCCAGTTGCATCTATATAAATGTCCACTGGCATTTTTAGCATGTATCCTAAAGCCATTGCATCAAAAAAAGCCTGACACTTTTTTACAGTTAATTTTAATGTTCCATCTTCAAGTTTGTCATCTATCATAGATGGTTGCTCTTTATACCATGCTGGAACATTTTTTGTAGCGCTTTCTGGCAATGGTGCAATATCTTTTAATTCTGGAAAAC